GCGATCTGTCAGCTTGGAATGTGACTGGAGCAATGCCACCGCGTGAGCCGTGGAAGCTCGCTTAGTATACGGGCGCTCAGGGGTGCTCGATCAATCTTCTTGAGAAAGTTGTTGACCGCGAAAGTTAGCCCCCCTAGACAAGAGCGCAAGAGACTTACTGCGCCCGCCGGTTCCCCCACCGTGCGGGCGCTTCTCGTTTCAGTAGCCTGCTTACCTTTGGTGTTCGTGCGCCTCGTAACGCGGCATCAATCATTCAGGACAGGGAGAATAGATCGTGCCCAAGTACGATAGCCAAATCACCAACGGTATTGCCGCAGCTGACATCGAGAAGGTGGCGCGCGCGTTGTTCTTGGAAAAGGCTTCTCGAGGTAGCTATCAGCCGCAGGACCCGGACGCTCTTAACGAGATCCCAGGTATGGTCGAGCGTATGCCAGCGTGGCGAGCATTTGAGGCCAAAGCATTAGCCGCCCTGAAGGCGATGCTACCACTCAAGGACTAGATGTTTACGTCAGGTATCAACCTGACACCGGCCCCTTGGGTCCTTTCTCGGTCCAGTGCGTATACGGGCGGGCGAAGCGCATGTGTTTTATATTGCTCAACTAACTGACAAGCCTCAACTATCCTAAACTTTAGCCGGTTGGATTGGAGAATATGACTCTGCTGAGCACCACTGATCTTGCTAAAATGCTGCAGGTTTCGACCGGTCGGGTCAGCCAGTACGTTTCAGAAGGCAAGCTCGAGGGTTGCTACACAGGAGCCGGACGCCAGCGGCGGTTCGATCTGAGCAAATGCGCTGATGCTTTGGGTCGCCGCCTCGATCAGGGGCAGATGCTGGGCAATGGCTCCAAGACAAAAGCTGCGATCCACACTGTGAGGTCGGGCGGGGATGGGGACGAATATCCGGCAGCGGCACCAAAGCAGCGTGCTGATGCGCCACTGCGTCCGAACGATCCCGATCTTTACGAGCTGGCACGGACCCAGAAGGTCACCGAGGAAGCACGGCGGGCCCGGCGGCAGAACGAGTTGGACGAGGGCAGCTTTGTCCTGGCGTCCGAGGCAGCGAGACAGACGGCGCGGATCGTGGCGCAGGAGATTGCGGCCTTTGAGACCATGCTGCGCGAGTCGGCTCGCAAGATCGCTGACACGCAGGGCGTTGATTATAAAATCGTCCGGAAGATCCTGCTGGATACCTGGCGCAGTCACCGCACCGTGCGGTCTGAGGCGCTGGCAGAAGATGCCGGTGCCGCACCAATGACGGACGCCGAGAAAGCATCGGACTTTTGAATGGGTTTTCTTCGGTCTGCCGAGTCCATCGTCACGCAGGCGGTGGCCGAAGCTCTGCGTCCGCCGCCACCACCTGACATCACGCGGTGGTGCGAAGAGAACATCGTCTTCGACGAGCGGAGCCCAATGCCGGGACCATTCCGGATCGACCGATTTCCGTTCCTGCGTGAGATCCACGAGGTCCTGTCGCCGGAGCATCCTTCGCGGGAGGTCACGCTGCGCGGCTCCGCCCAGTGGGGCAAGACGGTCTCGGTCGTGAACCCGGTTATCGGCGCGTGGCACGAATACGGGCCGCTTGACAGCCTTGTGGTGCACCCGACGTCTAGCTCGGCCACCGAGTGGGTCGACAACAAGTGGCTGCCGATGCGCCGGCAGGCACCGGGGCTGATCGCCATCTTCGGCAACGGCCGGGGCGGTGACCAGAAGGACGCAAAGTTCAACCAAGAGACCTTAACCCGTAACGGCAGCCTGAAGGTGACCTCGGCGGGTTCTCCCGATGACCTTGCTGGCACGTCGCGGCGGCTGGTGATCATGGATGACCTCGCGAAGTTCGAGATGAGCCAGAAGGGCGATCCAGAGGCGATGGCGACATCGCGGGCCTCTGGGTTCGAAGATGCGAAAATCCTGCGGGTCTCGACCCCGCAAATCCACGGCACTTGCCGGATCAGCAAGGCTTATGCCCGCAGCGACCGGCGGCTCTACCACGTGCCTTGTCCGCACTGCGGCCATATGGCCCCGCTGACTTGGGAGAACTTCAAGCGCAACCTCGACCCAGCTCGGCTGCATGCTGCCGGGTTCTCCTGCGATAGCTGTGGCGCGGTAATCAGCCACGCTGACAAAGAAGCAATCGTGCGGGCTGGACGCTGGATAGCTAGCAATCCGGGCGGTGATCATCCCGGTTTTCACCTGTGGCGGGCCTATGCACCGCAGCGGGACTGGGCGTCGATTGCGATCGAGTATGCACGCGTCATGGGATGGACCTCGGTCAAGCTCAGCGGCGAGGGCGAAGAGGCGCTGCGTGACGCGGTCGAGGCCGAGACAGAGCAGACGTTCTTCAACGACGTGCTGGGCCTGCCGCACGTGCAGGCCAGCAAAGGGCCCGACTGGGAGATCCTGCGCGACCGGGTCGAGAATGCGCCCGCGGGCGAGGTGCTGCCCCGCGGTATCCTGCCAGCGCGCGGGTTCATCTTTACGGCTGGTGTCGACTGTCAGCTTGATCGGACCGAGGTACACTTCGTGGCCTTCGGGCGGAACTATCAGCGATGGTCGATCGACTACGTCGTGATCCCGCACCACATCGACGACGACGAATGCCGCGTTGCCCTCGATGCAATCCTGAAGACCGGCTACCGGACGGAAAACGGACTGACAGTGCCGCTCGACATGATGGCGATCGACGTCGGCACCTATACCGAGGCTGTCTGGGCCTATGGCAAGCGTCACCCATGGAGCCGGGTCATTCTGGTAAAAGGGTCCGGATCGCAGACCGGGCCAGTCATGTGGCCGATGCGCTTCGAGCGACGCAAGGACGGCAAGGCCAAGCGGGCGCAAAAGCGGGCGTTCAATCTCAATGTCAGCCAGATGAAGGCGGATTTCTACGCCTGGCTGGCGAAGGAAGACCCGCTCGAGCGCGGTTACTGCCACATCGCTGGCGGTCTCGGCGATGAATTCTTCCGGATGATCACTTCGGAGATCCGCGTCCTGAAGCGGACACCCAGCGGCGTGGTCACCAGCAGGTGGGACCTGGTTGAGCCGAGCCGGCGCAACGAAGGCCTCGACACGATGAACTACGCCGAGGCGGCCGCGCGCCGCAAAGGCTGGACCACGATGACAGACGAACAGTGGGCGGTGCTGGAAGGCGAGCGCGCAGCAGCGCCTGCTGCGCCGCAGGGCGATCTCTTCGACACCACGCTGCACGTCGTGCCGGTACCAGCCGCCACGGTACCGGTCAGCACGACGACAGGCAAAACCGCTGAACCCGAGGTCATGGGCCCGACTGTTGACCAGATCAACGCGCCGGCACCGGCGCCGAGCAAACCTGATACCGCCGCGACCGGCGGCGCATGGATCAAGACCCGAAAGGACTGGTTATGAGTTACACCGCTGCCCAGCTGACAGCTCTGCGCACCGCTGCAGCCAGCGGTGTCACGCGCGTGACCTACGATGGCCAGACCGTGGAATACCGCTCTGTCGACGAGCTGCTGAAGATGATTGGCCGTATCGAAGCCGCACTGACGCCGCAGCGCGTCACCCATGTGAACCCGATCTTCCAGCGGTCCACCTACAAATGAACTGGCTGGATAGGGCGATCATGACGGTCGCACCTGTGTCGGGCGCGCGCCGGATTGCAGCGCGTGCTGCCGTCACACGGCTGACGGCGCATTACGAGGCCACGCAACCGGGCAATCGTGGCACGTCTTGGCGCGCTACGCGCGCGGACGCGGATACCGCCGCCGCCAGCCGCCAGCGCCTCGCAGGCATTGCCCTCGACATGGTGCGGAATTCTCCGCTCGCGACGCGGGCGCAGCAGGTCATCTCGTCGAACGTGGTGGGCGACGGGATCATCCCGAAGGTCATCGCCAAGAGGAAAGGCGAGCGGGAATCCGCGATGCGGCTGATCGAGGCGCATTTTGATACCACCGATATCGACGCGGATGGCCGCAATAATCTGTACGGCCTGCAGCGACTGGTCGTGAACGCCCTGGTTGCCTCGGGCGAGGTGTTAATCCGCCGCCGTCGACGCGAGCGGCGCGATGGCTTTTCCTTGCCGTTTCAAATCCAAGTGATCGAGATCGACTTCCTCGACACCTTCGCCTTCGGCAAGGGTGCCGAGGGCAACGTTGTGCGCGACGGCATCGAATATGACGCCATCGGGCGGCGCGTGGCTTATCACCTACTGAGCGATCATCCTGGCGCGCGCGGCTGGCGCAATCTGGGCCGCGCCTCGCGCCGGGTGCTGGCCTCCGAGATCCTGCACATCTACCGGCAGGACCGCCCGGGCCAGATGCGCGGTGTGAGCTGGTTCGCCCCGGTAGCGCTGGCGTTGCAGGACATGGCCGATCATCAGGACGCGCAGCTGATGCGCCAGAAGATCGCCGCCTGCTTTGCGGCCTTTCGCGTTACGCCAGATGGTGAACCAGAGACCACCCGCAACGATCCGGGAGGTCTGTCGACACTGGTACCGGGCCGCATTCAGACCTTGGCTCCGGGCGAGGATATTCGCTTTGCCGAGCCGCCGGGCGTGCAGGGCTACGATGAGTTCACCCGGTCGGTATCGCGAACCGTCGCCGCTGGTCTGGGCGTCACCTATGAGGCGCTGACCGGCGATCTGACCGGCGTAAACTTCTCATCTGCCCGCATCGGGCGGCTGGAGATGGACCGCAATGTCAGCGCCTGGCAGTGGCTTTTGCTGATCCCGCAGATGATGCAGCCACTTGCCAAGTGGTTCGACGAAGCCTGGGCGATCGCCGATCCGGTACGGGCGCGACAGGTCAAGCTGCAGTGGGTGCCACCGCGCCGCATGCTGATCGATCCGAACCGCGAGATTACCGCGCTGCGCGACAAGGTTCGCGCCGGCTTCTCCAGTCGGTCCGAAGGTATCCGCGAAATGGGTTACGACCCCGAGCGCGTGCTGGAAGAGCAGATCGCCGATGCCGCCGCCGCAGACCAGGCCGGCATGATCTTCGACACCGATCCGCGCCACGTCTCGATCTCCGGGGTGGCCCAGTCTGTCACGGGGCAGGGCGGTGATGATGGAAATACGACTGGCACAAATCCCAACGCAGGAGGCGACGATGCCTGAGAACGAAATTCACCTCTACGGCAGCGTTGGCGGCGACTTCTGGGATGAAGATTACTTCAATGCCCAGGATGTGCGCACGATGCTGGCGAACCGGTCCGGTCCGTTGACGGTGCGGCTGAACTCCGGCGGCGGCTATGCCACCGAAGGGCAGGCGATCTACACAATGCTGGTCGAATATCCCGACACCGTACACATCATAATCGATGGCGTCGCGGCGTCGGCCGCCAGCCTGATCGCCATGGCAGGGGACACGATCACCATGCGCCTCGGGGCGTGGATGCTGATCCATGATCCGGCGCAACCGTTCACCGATGGTCGTGGGACCGAGGCCGATCATGTCCGCCTCGCGTCGGAACTCCGCGTCGTCAGCGGTGCCTATGCCGATATTTACGCCAAGCGCGCTGGCATCAGCCGCGACGCGGCCCGGGCGATCATGTCGGCTGAGACGGTCTACGACGGTCCGGCCGCTGTTGCGGCAGGTTTTGCTACCGAACATGACGCCGCGACGGAATCCGCGATCGCCGCGACTTTCGATTACCGAATCTACGCCCATGCGCCGCAGCAGCTGCGCGAGGCATCGAAACCTCTTGCGACCAGCAAGAGCAAGGCGGCCGCGCTGGCCATTTTTGCGGGCCTGCCCCGCGCAACTAAAGAGGAACCCATCATGCCCCCCAAGCCCGGCGCCACAGCAGTGGTCGACGACACGAACCCGACTCCGGTGGATACCCAGACCCCAACACCGCCTGCGCCTGACAGCAAGGCCGTCATTATGGCCGAACGCGCCCGCGGTCGCCGTATTACAGCCTCTGTCGCTGCTGCGGGTCTGCCCGCGAGCATGGCAGACGAGTTGATCGAGTCCGATCTGTCCTTTGAACAAGCTGCGGATAAGATCACTGCTGCTTGGAAGGAAAAAGGTGATACCGACACCCCGATGCCGGCTCGCAGCAGCGCCACGATCACGGCGGATGCACGGGACAAGTTCGTCACCGGTGTGACCAAGGCCCTGCTGGCTAAAGCGCACAACAAGGACGGCGAGCGCAACGAGTTTAGCAGCCTGACCTTGTCGGAGATGGCCAAGGAATCGCTGGCCGCTGCCGGTGACCGCCAGACCTATCGTAGTCGGCAAGACATGGTCGGCCGCGCACTGACGATGGCCGGCTCGCATACCACAAGTGACTTCGCCAACATCCTGTCAAATGTCGCACAAGCGTCAGTTCTGCGCGGTTGGGAACAGGCGGACGAGACGTTTGAGGCTTGGACTGTCACCGGCACGCTGCCCGATTTCAAGGAAGCCAAGCGCGTCGATGCTGGCTTCTTTGAGAAGCTGCCGAAGGTGCCGGAAGGTGCCGATTACAAATACGGTACAGTCGGCGATCGGGCGGAAACCATTGCTCTGGCCACCTACGGCAAGCTTTTCCGGATCACCCGGCAGGCGATCATCAACGACGATCTATCGGTACTGGACCGCGTCCCAATGAAGATGGGTCGGGCGGCGCGGCGCACTATCGGCGGCTTGGTCTATGGCGTGCTGTCAGGCAATCCATTGATGAAAGACGGCAAGGCACTGTTCCATGTCGACCATGCTAACCTTGCATCCAGTGGCGCTGCCCTGTCGGTGGCTTCGCTGTCGGCTGCGATTGCCGCGATGAAGACCCAGAAATCAGAGGGCGAAGTTCTGAACGTTCGGCCACGGTACCTGATCGTTGGCGCAGGTCTGGAAATGGTCGCGCGGCAACTGCTTATCTCGGCCGTGGACCCGACCACGACAAAGGGTATGGCAATGAACCCCGTGGCCGGCGCGCTGGAACTTATCGTCGATGCACGCCTCGAAGGCACCGCATGGTTCCTGGTCGCCGATCCCGCCGCCTACGACACGGTGGAGGTCGCCTATCTCGACGGCGAGCAGGAGCCTTTCTTGGAAGAGCAGGACATGTGGCGCAGCGACGGTGTCGAGATGAAGGTTCGCATTGATGCCGGCGTGAGCCCGCTGGATTGGCGAACCTTCTACAAGAACTCAGGCGCTTAAGGCCGACTAGCTCTCTGGCGCGGCTACGAACGGCCGCGCTGAATCTTCTAACCCTGAAGGGATCTAACCGATGAAAAACTATGTCTACTCTGGCGAGAAGATCGACCTCGCCGCCCCGGGTGTTGTAACCTCTGGCCTCCCGATCATGCTGGGTGCGCTATTCGGTGTATGCCAGAACGCCGCAAAGGAAGGGGAAGACCTTGTTGTTATCACACAAGGCGTGTTCGATCTTCCTAAGACCTCTGCGCAGGCTTGGACAGTCGGTCAAAAGGTGTACTGGGACTCGACTAACGCTGTCGTCAGCAGCACCGCCACCGGCAACACTTTAATCGGCGTAGCCATCGAGGTCGCCTCGAACCCGTCTAGCATCGGACGCGTGCGCTTGAATGGTACTGCTGTCTGATGACCGCCTTTTCCGCCGCCATTGACGCGATCTTTGCCGATCCCAACGTGGCGGCGGATGCTGTTTGGAAGCCGAACATTGCTGGCGCGCAGATTTCGGTGCGAATGATCCGTAAATCGCCGGATGTTTTGCAGGGTTTCGGGGGAGGGCAATTTCACTCCGAGTCGAACATGTTCGACGTCCGGAAATGTGATGTAATGTCTCCAGCTAAGGGCGACACATTCGCAATCGGGACAGAACGTTATAGTGTCCAATCAGAACCTATGCTTGATCGCCTAAAGTTGGTCTGGACGTTGGATGTGCGTCCCGTCCCATGAAATTGGGTCTGGAAGCGAACCTCGACGAGGATACGCTGCGCGGTTTTCCGCAAGTTTATGCAAGGGCCGAGTATGCTGTCACGCTGGCGATGCAACGCGCGGCCGCGACAATTAAAGATCAGATGCGCAGCGAGGTCCGCAAGGCCGGGTTAGGTAACAAACTTGCCAATTCTATCCGGTCACGGGCGTATCCGGAGCGGACCAAAAGCATCAATGCCTCGGCGCTGGTTTGGACTAATGCGCCAGAGATCATCAACGCCCATCTCAAGGGGTCGCTAATCCGCTCGAAGTCCGGCTTCTGGATGGCGATCCCGACCGAAGCAGCCGGCAAAGGCGCGCAGGGGCAGCGCATAACGCCGTCGGAATGGCAGCGCCGGCGCGGGCTTGATCTTACGCTAATCAGTAGGCCCGGCAAGCCGGGGCTGCTGATCAGTGAAGGCCGGCTGACCAAAGCAGGCCGCGCTACTAAATCCCGATCGAAGACCGGTCGCGGTCGTCAGTCTATTGTGATCTTCATTCTCGTGCCGCAGGTGAAACTGCGCAAACGCCTCGACTTCAACGCAGCGATCAACCGGGCAGCGGCGGCTCTTCCGTCGGTCATCGTACAGAATTGGAGCGACTGATGCCCAGTAAACGCGAATCTGTCATGCAAGCACTCTTCGCGCGGCTTCAGGCGGACCTGTCCGTCACCGTTTTGCGAGATGTGTCGTCATCAATGTCGATCCCGCCAGCCGGGCTAGTCATCTTGCGTGACGGAAATCCCGGCGAACCCGAAGTATTTCTGTCGCCGCTGTCCTATACATTTACCCATGGTGCATTGGCGGAAGTCCTCGTCCAGTCGGAAGCTGACCGTTCCGTGCTGTTCGATGCGATTGGATTGCAAATCGCGGCTGCCATAGAGATGGATCGCACTCTTGGCGGTACCTGTGAATGGGTCGAAGCATCTGCGCCCGACGGTGAGGATTTGCCGATTGACGGTGTCGACACGATCCGGGCGGTTACGGTGCAGGTCGACCTGACTTACACTACGACATCCCCTCTTTCCTGACCTTCATCCCAAGGAGAACGATATGCCACGTGCCCAAGGCGCGCGGTCGCAGCTTGCTGTGGCCTTCGAGACAACATATGGCGTGACGCCTGCGTCCGGCTTCAGCCGCATGCCTTTCGCCAGTGAAACGCTAGGAGCCGATCAACCGCTTCTGGAAAACGAGCTGCTAGGCTATGGTCGCGATCCATTGGCACCCACTAAGGATGTCGTAACCACCTCCGGCAACATCGTAGTTCCGATTGATCTCGATGCCTTTGGGTTTTGGCTCAAGGCCGCATTTGGTGCTCCAACTACCACTGGCACTACTCCCAAAGTTCATACCTTTCAGTCCGGAAACTGGGCGTTGCCTAGTATCTCTATTGAGAAGGCCTTTCCGGAAGTGCCGTATTACCCGATGTATGCGGGTGCCATGGTCGACAAGCTGTCTTGGTCCATGGCTCGAGGCGGTAAGTTGACCGCTACAGTTGATCTGATTGCACAAGGTGAAACGCCAGCCTCGGAAACGCAGGCTGGTACAATTGCAGACATTGCGGTGAAGCGATTCGGACACTTCAATGGGCAGATCAAGCGTGGTGGCGTGGTTCTCGCCAACGTAGTTAGCGCCGATATTGCTTACAGTAACAGTCTTGATCCAATTGAGGTCATCCGGTCCGATGGCAAAATTGACGGCATTGATCCTTCGATCGCAATGTTATCTGGGAAGCTGACTAGCCGCTTTGCGGACACCGTGTTGCTAGACCAGGCATCGGCTGGTGACCCCTGTGAACTAATCTTTGAATACAGTCTTTCAGCGTCTGAAAAGTTCGTATTCACAGCTCATGCGGTCTACCTCCCAAAGCCGCGGGTCACCATTGAGGGCCCGAAGGGGGTGCAGGTCAGCTTCGACTGGCAGGCCGCCCGCGCGACCTCACCGGCGCGCATGTGCACGGCCGTCCTGACCAATGCGAAGGCGTCCTACTAATGCTGCGTCTGAATCTGAACCCCGCGCCCTATTGGATTGACCTTGCCGGCGGCGTGCGGGTCGAGGTGATCCCGCCGAGTTCGCGGATGATGCTCGAGCTGCGCATTTTGCCCGACGCCCCCCCTGCCGTCGCCGATCCAGACGGAAAGGGCGTTGAGTTGGATTACGTGTCGCCGGCCTTCCTGTTGGCCTACGGCAAGGCACTGGCTATTGCAGCGATCGTTGGCTGGGAAGGCGTTGTTGGCGACGACGATGCACCGGCTCCAGTGACGCCAGAGAACGTGACGGCGCTTATGGACATCTTCCAGTGCTACGCCGCTTTCCGCGATTCCTACATCACCCCGGCCCTTACCTTGGCCGCGGAGGGAAACGTCTGTGCACCCTTGCCGACTGGCACTTTGGCGGGGGTGCCAGCTACTGTGACGGATGTGACGGGATCTGCGACGACTGCCCTGGACGTATCCACCGCCCCGTGACCTGGGAGGGGCAGCGCATGTGGGACCTTGTCCGGTCCCTGCCAGGCCAGATGCGCGCTCTCTCGGGGCAACAAGCCACCGGCTACGTCGGCTTTGATATGACTGCCGCTCTGTCTTTGGCCTCGGCCATGGGTCTGCCCGCCGCCCTTGCTGCCGATCTGCTCCCACACCTTGAGCCGATTTGCATCTCCCGCATGAACGAACAGCTGAGGTAATCCGCACATGGCCGAGAAACGCACCATTGTCCGTCTGAGTGCCGAAGGCGGTCAAACTGTGCGCGCCGAGTTCGCCTCGACGGGACAGGCGGCGCAAGGCATGGGTAAGCAGATCAAGGCCGCTGGCGGTGACGCCGGCCTGATGTCGGTGGGCACGCAGAAAGCCATCGACAGCCTGCGCGGAATCGAGGCGCAGCAAAAGAGCGCGAGTTCCAGCGCTAACGTTTTCGTCACGGCCATGGCGCGGGAGACTGCGCAGTTCCGCGCACTAAAGGCCTCGATCGATCCCGCCTACGCTGCCCAGATGCGCTATGAGACAGCGGTTGAGAAGGTGCAGCGGGCGCAGCGCCTAGGTGTCGCCTCGGCTCACGAGGCGGAAGCCACCCTGGCTGAGCTCGAACGCCAATACCATCGCACTGGTAACGGGGCGGATGCATTGGCGGCGGCCCAAGTGCGCGGCGCGGCCGGCAGCCGGGCAATGGCCGCACAGGTGCAGAACGCGAGCTACCAAGTTGGCGACTTCTTTGTGCAAGTCGCCGGCGGCACCGCCGCCAGTCGGGCCCTGGCGATGCAACTGCCGCAACTCTTGGGCGGCTTCGGAATGTGGGGCGCTGCAGCCGGGGCCGTGGCCGCCATCATGGGGGCACTTCTGCCGGTGCTGATCGGCGGAGGTAAGGAAGTCAAAAGCTACGACGATCAGATCCGCGACCTCAGTGCGGCGATCGACGCTTATCGCGCCGCGGCGGATGCGGCCCGCGCCCCCACGGCAGAGCTGACGGCGCAGTATGGCCAAGCGGAAGCCGCTGCGCGAACGTTCCTGATCGCCCTGCGGGAAAGCGCCGAGCAAAAATCGATGACCGATCTTGCGCTGACGCTTGAAACGGTGGCGACCAAGTACGGCGGATTGTCCACCGTACTGCAGTTCTCTGCAAAGGATGCGCGCGATCTGGGATCCGAGATGGATCGCACCGTAGCGACGATTACTGAGTCCTTCGCTGTGACAACAGACGAGGCGCAGTATCTGGCTGACGCTTTGGCGGCGCTGCAGGCCTCCACTGCCGGCACCGTGACAGACCAAAACAAAGCGGCGGCCGATCTTGTCGCCGTTCTTTCGGACATTGAGCCTGCGACACAAGCCGGCCTCGCTGCGGCGCAAGCGCTGACCAGTGAGATCAGCGAGGCTGGCCTCAAGGGGCTGGAACTGGACGCAACGGTGCAAGACGTCCACCAATCCATCTTGGATGCGGTGATGGCCGCATATGACATCGGGTCCGGAATCGCGAGCGCCATGCCATCGGCGGACACGCTGCTGATCCGGATGCGCGAAATCGCCGGCGCGGCCTGGGAGGCGGCGCAGGGGATTGCACAGGCGCAGCACGCCGCCAATGTCGCGGCGGCTGTTAAGGCTTCCGAAGGCTACACATCTAGCGGGCGCGGATCGGTTAATCCCGGTGTGGCCGACAGCTACATCGCCAGCACCGGCGGCGAATTTGTCGTCTATGAGCCGGCGAAGGTTAAAGGAGCGAAGGCGGGCGGCCGTGGCCGGGGCAGCGGCGCGAAAAGGCCGGTGATCTCCGCGGAGGAGCGCGAAGCCGAGCAGGAGCGTAACCGCATGGGCCGCGAGGCCGAACGTATCATCGCTTCGATGCGCACCGAAACCGAGAAGTACAACGACGAGCTACGCGACCTGCAGGAGCTGAATAAGCTCGGCTACTTCAAAGATGCGCCAGAGGCATATGCTCGAGCCGTTGCGGATCTCGATAAACAGCTGAACGAGGCAAAGTTTGGCCCGATGCTGAAAGGTATGCAGGAGGTCAACGGCGAGCTCGCCCGCGCGATCTTGGGCTCCGGAACTCTCGGAGATGTCTTTGCCAACCAGATGCAGCGCATGGCAGAATCGCTGGTCACCAGCGGCCTCGATCAGCTTAGCACGGCGCTCCTTGGCCCGTTGCTCGGCGGGATTGGTGGGGGCTTTTCATTTGGCGGCGGTGGCAGCGGTGGTAAGGGGCTTCTCAGCTTTGCCGGGGGAGGCCATACTGGTCGGTCGGCCCGTTCCGGCGGCATGGATGGCCGGGGTGGGTTTTTAGCGCTGCTGCACCCACAGGAGCGGGTCGTCGACGAAGCGCGGGGCGGCGGGGCGGGGGCGATGGGCATTACCGTCAACGTGACCGGGGCTAACGGCGACGAGCACGTTATTGCCCTAGTCAAAGAGGGCGTTTCGCGCGGGCTTTCAGCCTTTGATCAGCAACTACCATCGCGCGTTAAGCAAATATCAAACGATCCGAGGGTGAGCTAATGGGGATATCGTTTCCGCTCAAGACTAGCGCGTTTTTTGATCGACTTGGATTCACATCTTTTCAGATGTCCGTACCGCCAATGATGGAGCGCAATGAGACTGAAGGCGGCGAGATAATCACTGTTGAGCATGGGGCCCAGCTTTGGTCTGGATCGGCAAGCTGTCGAGTAAATCCCTATAC